AACCTGCTGCTGTGGCATGTTTTCTCATCTTTGCACTAAAACTGAATCCGTTGAGATTCAACGGGGAGTTATCTTGCTTCTTCACATCAAATGTTGAAGAGAAGGTTGCCCCTTGTTCTATTTGAATATTGACTGATGGAACTGCCATGATATTATTTATTCTGTTTAGTAATTAGTTGCTTCAACATCTCTATCTCACCCTTCAGTCTATCTATTTCATCTTTCTGTGATAGTCGTGAGTTCTTATCGTTCATGTAGCGTTGGTACGCTGCATTATCCATGTTCACTATCGCTGTCGTCTTTACATCCCTCATCAGTGACGGATGATTTTCCACTTTGATCTTTTTTGATTGGGTATGTTTCATCTAGTGTGCCCTCCAATACTTCTGCTGCAAGTGCCCATGCGTTGATCATGATCTTTTACCGTTGCTAGGATAAAGAGATTTGATTCTCTTTTTACGTAGTTGTTCCTTCTTTCTTCGCATCTCTACTTCCTCATCCCACCATTCAACTGGCCAACGACGAACCTTCAATGCAGAAAGGAACTTCTTCATTATACCACTTTTGTAGGAAGTTGGTACTTCTTGACCATCCTCCTTTCTACCTCATCGGCTGTCTTTCTAGCGACATCATTTTTGTCTTGTTGTTTTAATTTTCCCATGTTGAGAAGATCAAAAGGAGTGACGTTGACCCCTGCTTCGGACATGTACTGTTTGAATGTTTTCATTAGGCTACTGCGATTGCTCTAAAGTCTAGAAGTTCTGGTGCTTGTGCTTGGTTTGTTGATGAGAAGACAACTTTTACTTGGAACCCTGTAAATGGTGGTAAACCATTCTTTGTGAATTCATAGTCTAAGAACTGATCTTCCAAACTAGGAACTACGTTCCTATCAGGTCTACCAGTGTTATTTTTCTCTGAAATAACGAATCCAGCAGAATCTAAGTTCTCATAACCTGGCATCAATTCAAACACTTTATCTAGGGAATCATTGTCTGCTCTAAACAATCTATACAATACTCTGATGTCTGCAGATGGTGGTCTGAACGCACCGAATATCACTTTGAGTGATGTAGCAGGGTTCTCCAACATAATCACTTTAGTTTGATATAACTGATTATGTGGATCATCAAGTTGATTAGATCTACTGCTTAGAGCGTAGTTAGTAATAGGACTATTGATCCTATTTGTTGATACATTGATAGAACTCTTGAATGCATCAATGACAGGTGATACGTTTTCATTATCTGTAGATAAATTCAAATCAAGTGTCATTGATTTTTCACCAGGTAATGCTGTAAGTTGTTGTGCCTCATTTGCCTTAGAAGCAACCATACGGACTGAGGGGAATGTTGTATTATTTACAAGTGAGATACTTTCATAACCCTTATCTGCAAATGATGCCTCAGTACCACTTACACTTGTGCCAGATGTAGTTCTCAAACTTGCATTGACAACTGTACCCTTAGGTATACTGTGTGCAATTACAGGTGAGATAGTATCGAATAATATGTTTGTTGTTCCTTTACCTCTTGTTCCACCGCCAGGTTTGTCCTTAGAGAATAAGGTGGAACCAGTGATCTTGACATGATATGAATCAAGAGTAACTTTATCTTCAATAGATGTGGATACATTTATCAAAGAGTGCTGCTTGTTTATCTTTCTAAGAGATACACCAGACAATTCATATTTCTGTACAGGTGTTCCTACTGGATAAGTTCTTGCAAATGTATCATCATTACCTCTGGTTATAGTGCCACTCAACTGGTTGGCACCAACAGATGTATACTGTATGATTTCATCACCAAGTAATGCAAAACCAGGATTGCTGGCTGTTACTTGTGCTCCCTCAAAGAAATTGAATCCTATACTACTTGCCACACTAACTACACTCGTGTCACTTACACCATATGCAACAGTTGTTTTTGTTGGGACAGTATCACCAGTGATACCATTTATCTTGACTGTATTATTTGCAGCATAGTTTCCATGATTAGGATGAGTGACTTTGAAATGTTGTCCATCATACTGATCAGTGTTTGTTGTTACTGTAGATGGTATGATATTGTTGACAGTAACACCATAACCTAAAGTAGCATCATGATACTGTATTGGATTTGTTGTATCAAATGTGCCCTTACTATTGGTAAGAAGAAGTGAGTTTATACCAGTTGTGACACCAACAGTTAGACGTAGATTCTGTCCTAATCCCTTAGTACCAAGAGAAGCAGTCAAAGTATCACCCACCTGATACCCTGTTCCAGTGCTACCATCTACCACTGTAACCTGAGTGATTTCACCACCAGAGACAGTGACAACACCTACAGCTCCTGATCCACTTCCAGTAAGATTTACAAAAGTAACAGTATATGTTGAATCCTCGTAACCTGCTCCCCCATTCGTGATAGAAAGTGTGCTGGTATTTTGTCCAAGATGTCCAAGTTTTGCTGCCACAATACCTGATGCTCCCGTGTTGGCATCTTGTTTGATCTCTGTACCAAGGTCTATGATACCATCAGCGATGGCAGATCCAAGACCCACTGTCACACGTTTTGAGAATGTTTCTATAGGATTTTCTGGAAGATTATTTCTACTATCAAAAGTATCTAACTGAGGATTATAGAATCTGGCTGTGCCTGAGTTCAGTGTAAATTTCGCCTTCCTTGCGACATACTTCATATCCTCCAACTGAGATGGTGTCCATGTACCAGCAGTCTGACCCTTGAATAGAGAACCTAGTGATGGTTGTTTTGTTACTATAACTTTTCCAAGTTCGGTATTGTCAGCTGTTGATATGTCAGCCTCACCCACTTGACAAATCCACTGATTATATTCAGATGTTGCAGTTACTATAACAAAAGCATACTCTCCTCTAGGTAAGTAGATTGGAGATGGGAATGTAAATGTTGTTGGTACAGTAGCATCTGATGATACATTGACTTGATCAGGATTCAATATTACTTGTCCATTCTTGACAATATTTCTTGATGGATATCCATTGACCACATTCACAACTCTTACATCTAATGGTATAGTGTCAGACTTGGTTGCAAAGAAGAAATCTACTGATGTCATAAAGATACCAGGATTCTCTTCGACTTGGAATGTCTGTGCTAGTGGGTCATCATCTTCTTCAATAAAGTTGTTGACAACAGTATTCTGTATATTTGTAATATTGTTTGTTACGTTGGTAATATTGAATACTATGGGTTCAGGTATTACAGGAGGTGCTGGCTCTGTTCTCTCAAGGGTAGTATTTGTTATCAAAGTACCCTCAGAGAAGTGGTCTGCTCCAGCTCTAGAGAAGTTCAAGCCAGGAAAACTATCCTGAGGTCTTAGACTAGAGAGCAATGCAGTGTTTGTACCATTCTCAAATCTATCTGGCGGAATATAGTATGATCCCAATACTGAACCAAGGTTATCAGTTATCAATCTGAGTTGATTTATTTCCGCTTCAGCTCCACTGGTTTCTCCAACCAATTTCATACCTACAAGTGCGAACCCAAAGAAGTTACCATCTGACTTCTGGTTCAATGACTGTATATCAACGTTCAATACAGTTGTAGTTTCAGAGTATGCAGATGATAAACCTACGTTCGCTGCATATGGATTATTGAGGAACGTGACAGTAGGATTGTTGAAAGGTCCTTCCTTATGGTTTGGTGATGCTAATCTAAATCTAAGATCCACACCCTGACTTGAATTTTGTGTAGATACTGAGATACCTCTTACTGTTTCACCTACTTGGAAAGCACCCTGTATAGGTGTTACCTCTAATAGTTTTGGTATGGTACGGATATTATTTTCAATCATATCCTCACCAGCAAATGAATTGTAGTGATTTGTACCAGGTTTTAGACGAGTAGCAGTAAACGCAATGTTCTGCTCTCTCATATTTGGTATCGCTTCTTCCTCTATGATTATGTCATTAGAGAATCCTATACCATCATCTTGCACCTCAAATACTCTTTGGGTAAAGACATCAGATTCTGGATTCAGAGCGAGATTACCGTTCCAACTCCTCATCATGTATGGGTTTATATTTTCTACTCTTGTAGCAAAAGGTTGCTCTCTATCCAACACCTCAGTGTAATCCAAAGTGACAAGATCACCTGTCATCTTGATATTGGGTGAACCTAAATCGGTTGCGAATCTAGGGTCAACTGAAAGATCTGGGCTGCCATTAGTGCCCACAACACTAGCAGAACCAATAAGGAGATCGACACTATCAGAGTGCTTCCTAGCAGTGAGTTTTCCTTCATTTATATCATATTTGAGGAATGGAACTGTCTTGTCTGCAACAAGGAAATTCTGGAATGGATCTACAACAAAACCATTTTTGAATCTATCAAGACCTGTAGTAGGATCTGTGATAACAAGACTCTCAGTTTTGTTTTCTAGAAGAGATAGTGCTGTGACTTCTTCTATGTTTCTTATTCTCTCATCAAGGTCACCTATCTGCTTCATCGTGTAACGTTTGTTAGCACGGAAGTCAATTTTTACTTCACGTTTTGCATTATAAACGTATGGTTGATAGGTTATCTTTGCTAATTCAAATGACTCAGATATACTCTCTGGTTCAACTGGTTTTACAGCAGGTGTTCCTTGCTGTATTGTGAATGTTGAGTCTCTATTCAAGAACAATCTATCTATCCTACCAAGGTAGTGATTGTAATCAAAAGTTATATTCTCATCAGTAACTAGAACTACAGGTGATTGTCCACCTCCACTAAAATCTCTTGAATCAAATTCAAATGGAGATCTAGTGCCACTATACGCTGCTACTCTTGGTCTTAGATCAATAACGTCAGTATTTCTTATATTATCAAAAGCAGGTACACCATCATAATTGTTCTTTGTATAACTATTGGCTGTAAGAATGTCACCAGAGTCTTCTGAGTTTATAATATAATGATCAAAGAAGATTGTGAGTTTACCTTGAGGTTCTGGGAACCCTTGCTTACGAACTAATCTACCAAAATCATAATACTCGGCTCTCTGTCCTGTATCAAGAATAAAATTATTTCTGATATTAGGATCACCTGATTCTACATTTGATAGTATTGCTCTTACACCACTCTCTTCAAATATCACTTCTTCATTCTCTACAAACGCTGAATTATTTTTGAATAGCACATCTACTTTAGTTGTTCCACTTCTTGCTAACACCTGTGCTGATGCACCAGAACTCTTTCCTACCCCAATCTCACCAACAATAACATCAGTATTATTACCGTTAGGTCCGTTGAATGAACCTAGTGTCATGTTAGGTACAACCGCATCACCTGTGCCAGATGATTCAAATACAGCAACTATGTTTACAACATCAGGAACATCTAGAGATATCTCTCTGTCTTGAACTCTCTTACCAAACACAGTGCTTGGTGTAAGACCATCACCGACACCTGTAGATATACCTGAGTTTGTTCTACTTGATCCAGTAATTATTTTTTTCGCTTCTCTGACAAGAGTCTTTTGTTTAGATTTTACTTTTGATTTTTGTTGTGTGCTATGTACAACTACACTAGATTGAGAAGCAGTCAAACCTGATAATGTGACACCTTTACCACCACCTGTAATAACAACTTGGTCTGATGTAAGGTCTTCTACAGTTCCGTCAGAGTATACGACTGTATATCTTTCTTCATCAAATGGTGCATAAACTACGTCTGTACCAGTCAATGATGGCAAGTCCATTTGACCACTACCATCTGTACTTTGACCTGTATTTTCTACTCTTGTTTGTAATAGTGAATCAGTAAGATCTAAAGATTCTATATTTTTATTTGCTAATTCTGAGTATAAGAAACCACTTGAAGAGTTTCTCAATTTACCAGATACAATCTTGAGGTCACTCACAGTTACCGCAGCAGTAGGAAGTGCTTTATGACATATACCTGAAATTGTGTTTGGTGCTGCTGTAATAGTAATATTATTATTAGTGGGACTTATAACACTTACAACGTTGAATGTGACATCAGTTTGACTAGCACGTTTATATGCCACTACATCTCCAACTTTGAAATTTGATACCCAACCAGATGTACCACTGGTGACGATTGATGTGCCACCAGATGCACCTGCTATGGTAAATGATCTACCTGTAAAATCTTTCTTAGTTTCTAATAAAACATCAGCAGAGAATGTTCTACCACCTGCTGTAGATCTAACTGATTTGACATCACTTAGGTCATAGTCAGTTACGGATGTAATAACCCTACCATTTAGTTCTCCATTTATTATTATTTGCTCATCTTGTAAGAAAGAACCTGAAACTTGATTCAATTGCAATACAGTATTGCTTGAAAGGGCAGTGCGTAAGAAACCTCTTGCACCACTATTTCTACCTTCTATCACAGCAGGTAAAGCGATAGTGTGTGCTTGATTTATAGTAATTTGAGTGTCTGTTTGTATGTCAAAAAGGAATATTTCAAACACACTTGAGTTACCTGTGTAACCTGCATTCTGTAGTTTGTAATCGTATACTCTTGCCCTACCAATAGAACTACCAGCAGCAGTAGATTTAGTTGCACCTAATCTTGCACTACGTAAGTCAAGGTAGTCTGATGTAGAAGCAGATAGATTTATTCTTGCTGAACTAAGAACATTATTCAATCTTAGTCTATTACCTGCTTGGAAAGGAACTGCAGAAGACTCAACTAATCTTGTTGTTCTGGGTTTCTCTACATCAATATAGTTTGATCCTACTGTTTTAGTTTCATATCCTTTTACGTATGCCTTACCTGGACCTACTCTTATATTCAATAAATCTTTTGATGGTACATTACCCTCATCTGTTTTGTTCTCAGGGAAGAATGTGCCAAATACAGAGTGTCTATCATTCAAACACTCTTTTGCTTCTAAATCAAACTTAGTGACATAATAATCACCACTTTCATCATATGTTCTTCTCGCAAATTCTTTTGCTAACTCGCCATATAATGTCGTCTCAATAATTTTCTTTGATTCACCTGCATCAAGTCTCTGCAACTCAATAAAACTCTCATCTTGGAAATCATCTAATTGTTTTTTAATGAGAGATAAACTAATCTTGAGCCTATCAGCACCAGGAGCAGTGTAATTGGAGAATCCAGCAGCATTATCATATAAACTATTATCATCAACAGCAGTGACAATCTCCTCTTTGACATTGAATCCTACCCTGTAAGATGGTAAATTATCATATTGATCAAGTATAAGTGTTTCAGGTAATACTTCTACAAATACACCTCTAGCAAAAAATACACCTCGTGTAATAGTAAATGCTGAACCAATAGATGTCGCATTAGAATTTATTGCAGTTGCAAAGTCAGAACCATTTGAAATGGTTGTTACACCATAGTTTATGTCTGCTAATGTAGTAAGTGTCTCACCATCTAAAAATTGTTCAGACAAATAATCATCAGAACTCTTTTCATATTTGACAAATAACGTAGTGTTATTAGTTTCAGAACTAGCTGAAGATAATACCTTTACTACCTTCGCTGTGATACCAGAATTTTTTCCTTTTATGCTGACACCAACCAACTTATCATAATATAACTCTACAGGAACACCAAAAAATGTAGACTCTATTTTGATAGAAGTGTATTGGTTATCATATTTGAACACACCAGGAATCACCATAGATCCCTCTTTGAAGATGTGTTTACCAAACTTCTCTACCTGATTTTGCAGAATAGATTGAAGTGTGGTTAGTTCTCTTGCTTGTATCGGACTGCCAGGTTTGAAAAGAACTCGATTGAAGTTCTTTGATGAATCAAAATCATCAAAATATGGACTGACGTTTAGGTTGGTGTTCTGTGGCATCGTTAGAATTCTAAGATGATTTTAATATCTTCTCGTTGGTTTGTCGCTCTAGTTACTTCAGGTCTTTGGTCAACGTAGATTATATTACCAGAGTATTTTTTGATCTCTGGATTTGCCAATCCATTATTATATGTTTGTCCAAAGTAGTATGTTCTTGAATTCACTGTAGTTGAAACTCCCGTGAAACCTGTATCTATAGATAAGGTTTCTGTTCCTCCTGTGGTAGTGACAATAATATTTGTATTGCCTCCACTTGCAGGGTTCGCAGTAAATCTATTTAGTTTGTATCCATAGGTCGGTTTGTTATCCAAACTGTCATTGGTAGCAAGGGATCTGTCTTGCCAATACTGCAGTGATTTTGTGACTGGATCATATCCTATGATCTGACCTACAGCAGTGGAACCAACTCCCACTGTCTGTGTGACCTGACCATCTACAGCAACTGACATACTGGTTGTCGCAGCACCAGTCAATCTGATACCATAAACACCTGATGCAGATGAGGAAGTAAGTAAATTCGTACTACCAAATTGCTGTGGGTTTTCTATAATACCTATTCTTGCGAACTGGTTACCAGTTGGAAAGTCTGGGTTTGTGACATCACTGTTCTCAATACGAGAATATACAAGCACTTTATTAGCACC